AATGAGAATGAACTACTTGCAAAGTTCATGAACTTCTGGACACAACATTATCCAGATGTTGTCACTGGTTGGAATACTGAGTTCTTTGATATTCCCTACCTTATCAATCGTGTTACCAAGATTCTTGGTGAAGATAGAGCAAAGGAGTTCTCTCCTTGGGGGTTGATTAATTCTCGTAAGGTTTACAATCATGGTCGTGACCAACAAGTTTATGATATTGTTGGTGTTGCAAACCTAGATTACTTACAACTCTATCGTAAGTTTACTTACACAAACCAAGAAAGTTATGCACTAAATCATATTGCATTTGTAGAACTTGGTCAACAAAAGAATGAAAACCCATACGAGACTTTCCAAGATTGGTACACAAAAGATTATCAGTCTTTCCTAGAATACAACATTGTTGACGTTGAACTTGTTGACCGTCTGGAAGACAAGATGAAATTACTTGAACTTCTACTGACTATGGCTTATGAAGCGAAGGTCAATTATGAAGATGTATTTGGTCAAGTTAAGTATTGGGATGTTCTTATTCATAATTATCTCAAGAACAAAAAGATTGTGATTCCACAAAAGTCTCATCAATCAAAGTCTGACAAGTATGAAGGTGCATATGTAAAAGACCCACAAGTTGGTCAACACAAATGGGTTATGTCTTTTGACTTAAACTCATTGTATCCACATTTGATTATGCAATATAATATGTCACCAGAGACTCTTGTTACTGGTAACTATCTAAAGTTGCCTGAAGACAAAACATATGTCAATGAGATGTTGAGTGAAATTAAAATTGATATTCCAGACCACACAACTATTACACCAAACGGTGCATTATATCGTAAAGACAAACTTGGATTTCTTCCACAGATGATGCAAGAGATTTATGATGACCGTACTATTTACAAGAAAAAGATGTTGAAAGCGAAACAAGATTACGAAGATACAAAAGACCCACAGTTTCTAAAATATATCAGTCGTTATAACAACATTCAGATGGCACGAAAGATATCACTCAACTCCGCTTATGGTGCGATTGGTAATCAATACTTTCGTTACTATGACCTTGCGATTGCAGAGGGTATCACAACTGCTGGTCAGTTGTCCATTCGTTGGATTGAAAAGAAGATAAATCAATATCTCAACAAATTATTAGGAACTACAAATGAAGATTTCGTTATTGCCTCGGATACAGATTCGATATACGTTACTTTTGACAAATTGGTTAATCGAGTGTTTGAAGAGGGAACAGATGTACAGAAGGTTGTCAACTTCTTGGACACTATTGCTAAAGAAAAGGTTGAACCTTTTATTGATAAGAGTTATCAAGACCTTTCTACATATGTAAATGCATATGACCAAAAGATGCAGATGAAACGAGAGGTGATTGCAGACAAAGGTATCTGGACTGCAAAGAAAAGATATATCTTAAATGCGTGGGATGTTGAAGGTGTTCGTTTCAAAGAACCTCAACTCAAGATTATGGGTATCGAAGCAGTCAAGTCATCTACGCCTGCACCTTGTCGTGCAAAGATTAAAGAAGCACTCAAGATTATTATGTCTGGTGATGAAAAAGAACTAAATGATTTCTTGATTGCATTTCGTAAAGAGTTTGAGAATCTTCCACCAGAAGAGATTGCATATCCTCGTTCTGTCAATGGTGTTCGTAAGTTCTACTCCGATAGTTCAATCTATCGCAAAGGCACACCTATGCATATCAAGGGAGCTCTTGTTTACAATCATATGATTAAAGAACGTAAACTCACAAAAAAGTATGGTCTTATTCAAAATGGTGACAAGATTAAGTATCTTGAACTACGTCAACCTAATCCACTTGGTTGCAATGTTATATCTTTTCCATCACAATTACCGAAAGAACTTGACATTTTGAAGTATGTAGACTATGATGTATCTTATATGAAAAGTTTTATTGACCCACTGTCTTTTATTACTAACAACATTAGTTGGAAGATTGATAGGTCATTTGGAACACAAACAACACTTGAGGACTTTTTCAATTGAACCTAGAATTATATGATTTATTAAAGAGGTGTATTAATCACACTGGTATTCCAGTGATGCATAAAGAATTATTTCTTGACACTACAGAAAAGTATGGTAAAGAAGAGTTTCGTAAAACACTTGCAGAATTTATTACAAACGAAAAACCACCCTATCCACTCAAAGAATTTAATATGGAGAAGGTGGTTGATAACTTTCGTAAACTACAAAAAGCAGACTTTACAAATTATCTAAGTCAACCAGATAATATTATGGAAAAGTATGATGACTACAAATATTCATACAAAGAATATGGTTTGGGGTTGATTGATTGTCCTTCTACATTTAATTATTGTGCAGACTCATTTATGAATGACCTAAGAATGAATTGTGGTTCTTATGGATTTAAATCACCAGTTCAAAGATGGAATGATGGAGATAATATTTGGGGTGCTTTCGGCCCTATCTGGAGAGGTGTAAACGATAAGAAAGAATTACAACCAGATACTTACACAATGTCATTTAGACTTGGTACTTATATTGCGACACAGTTTAAACCTATTGTTGCGAAAACAATCTATGAAATGTCAGATGCAAAAACTGTATTAGATACATCTATGGGTTGGGGTGATAGACTTACTGCGTTCTACGCCTCTAACGCAACTCATTATATTGGTTGTGACCCAAATCCTAATACATTCTCAAGATATAAAGAGATGATTGAGTTCTGGGATAAACTTACTGGTGGTAAGAAAACTACACAGATTTATAATTGTGGTGCAGAAGATTTACCTTGGGATGAAATTGAAAATGTAGATTGTGCATTTACTTCTCCACCATACTTTTCTACAGAAAGATATAATGAAGGTGGTGAGAAGGAAGAATTACAATCTTGGTTCAAGTTTAATGAATATGAATCTTGGAGAGATAATTTTTATTTACCAGTATCACAAAAAACATTTGACTCTCTGAGTAAAACTGGTATAATGATGATTAATATTCTAGACCCAAAAGTAAAAGGTAAAAGGTATCGTTCTGGTGATGAACTAGTCGATATGTTACTTCCACATTTTATGGGTCAAGTTGGGATGAGAATTATGCAACGTCCACAAGGTGCATCTGTATTTAAAGATGCAGATGGTAACTTTGATAAAAATGCTATGGATGAGTTTATGAACAGAATATATATTGAAAACATCTGGTATTTTAGTAAGGATAAGAATAAAGATATTTTTAAACATATTAAACGTAATACCTTGGAGAACTTTTTTACATGATGGAATATGATGAAGGTCTAACTCCAGTTGAAGAGTATGATGGTATCTTCTATAAAAGAGATGACTTGTATGCACCCTATGGTGAAGACTTTGTAACTGGTGGTAAGATTAGACAATGTAGAGATTTGATAAAAACCAATCTTGATTATATTAAAGAAGAATGTGGTAGTACTATTTCTACTGCAAGTTCTATTCACTCACCACAAGCAGTTATCGTATCTAAAGTTGCAGAAGAGTTTGGACTAAAATCTATTATTGGTTTTGGTAATACAACTGTAGAAAAGGCACTTAAAAATAAAGCGATGAAGATGTGTGCAGACTTAGGTTCTGAGATGGTTGTGTTAAGTGAGTCTCAAGGTTTCAATAATGTTCTTTATGCAAACTTAAATAAACTTGCAGAAGAAAGACCAATGTTTAAAGTTTTATTTGGATATGCAGCTCAACGATATCGTTCATCAATTATCGGTAGGATTGCAGAACAAATAGAAAATGTAGATTGTGATACTTTATATGTTCCACTTGGAAGTGGTATGACGTTTACTGGAGTAATTGAGGGTGTTCGTTTGTTTCAAAAACAATTCAAAGTAGTTGCACTGCAACCGTTTGGTTTTGATAGACGAAAAGATATACACAAAAACTTAGAAGGTGCAGTGTGGGAATATGAATATTCATATCACACTGGAAAGTACCCTTACAATAAACTGTTGAAAAAGAATGTTGGATTTGAATTAGATATGATTTACGAATCCAAATCTTTTGAAATGATGGAACAGTTAATAAATAAAGATGAGAAATCTTGTTTCTGGTGTATCGGAAACAGTAATTATATAAGATAGGAGAAGTGAAATGGATGATGATTTACTCAAAGATTACTTAGAGTTCGTAGATGAAGTTTCAAGTGACCAAACTAAAAACACTGATGACTTTATTAACTCTATGGAAATTATAGATGAACAAGGTGTAGACCCATCAAGACTAATGACTGCAAGTATCGGTCTGTCTGGTGAGGTTGGTGAATTTAACGATATCGTTAAGAAGTGTGCGTTCCAAGGTAAAGAGATGGATGAGGATGTTGTAAAACATTTGAAATCTGAACTCGGCGATGTGATGTGGTATGTTGCACAAGGATGTATGGCACTTGGAACAGATATTGAAGAACTAATAGATATTAACACTGCGAAACTTAAAGATAGATACCCAGGCGGTTTTGAAGAGTTTCGTTCTGAAAACAGAGATGAGGATGATATATAATGGTTGACTTTTTAAAAGATATTGCTAAACAAGCAGGAAATGAATATGCAAGTCTGGTTGCAGATGGTGTAGAAGCAGGAGATGTAGATTCATTTATTGATACTGGTTCTTATATTTTTAATGCACTACTAAGTGGTTCTATTTACGGTGGACTACCAAGTAATAAAGTAACTTGTATTGCCGGCGAAAGTGCAACTGGTAAAACATTTTTTGTAATGGGTATGGTTAAAAACTTTCTGGATGCAAATCCAGACGCTGGTGTTATTTACTTTGAATCAGAAAGTGCGATTACTAAACAAATGGTAATTGATAGAGGTATTGACCCTAATCGTATGGTATTGTTTCCAGTAACTACTGTGCAAGAGTTTAGAACTCAAGCACTTAAAGTATTAGAGAAGTATCTTGAACAGAATGAAGCAGATAGAAAACCTATTCTACTCTGTCTCGATTCACTTGGTATGTTATCTACAACTAAAGAAGTAGAAGATACTGCTGATGGTAAAGAGACTAGGGATATGACTCGTGCTCAAGTACTCAAAGCTGCATTTCGTGTATTGACTTTGAAACTTGGTCGTGCAAAAGTTCCTATGGTAATTACTAATCATACCTATGATGTTGTTGGTTCAATGTTTCCACAGAAAGAAATGGGTGGTGGTTCTGGTCTGAAGTATGCAGCCTCTTCAATTGTATACCTTTCAAAGAAAAAAGAGAAAGATGGTACTGAGGTAATTGGTAATATCGTACATTGTAAAAACCATAAGTCAAGGTTGACTATTGAAAACAAAATGGTTGATGTTAGATTAACTTATGATAAAGGTTTAGATAAGTACTATGGACTACTTGACTTAGCATTAAAATATGATATATTTAAAAATGTATCAACTCGTATTGAATTACCAGATGGTTCTAAAACTTTTGGTAAGACAATTAATAATAACCCAGAGAAATTCTTCACTGAAGATATTATGAAACAGTTAGATGAATGTGCAACGAAAGAATTCAAATATGGAAACGTACATACGGAAGTATGATGATGTATTAGATAGTTCTGTTTGTGAAGACTTAATTACAAAATTTGAACAATCTGAAAATCAATATGAAGCTCATGATAATAATCTTATGAGTTTTACTCAAATTAATCTTATGAGACATAATGATTGGAGAATATTCTACGATAGTTTAGATTTATCATTTAGGTCTTGTATAGAAAGATATAAAGATGATTGTCAAATCTGGGATGGTATGTTTCCTAAAAAATTTGGATTTGAAGAATATAGAATGAAAAGATATTTACCAGATGGTAAAGACCAATTTAGAAATCATGTGGATGTTATTGATTATAATACTGCAAGAAGGTTTCTAGTTTTCTTTCTATATTTGAATGAACCAGAAGGTGGAGAAACAGAGTTTCATTGTTTCAATGGTGAAAAGATAAAACCAAAAGTTGGTAGAATGTGTATGTTCCCACCAATGTGGACTCACCTACATTCTGGTAATGCTGTTATGGGAACAAAACCTAAGTATATTATAGGAAGTTATTTACACTATGTCTGATATTGAGAAGAAATATAAATTTGTAGAAAATAAAGGTGCAAAGTGGCAAGGTATCGGTCTTACTAAAGATGCTGGTTTCTTCCAAGGTGTTGTTTATAGGTACGGAAAAGTTACTCCGATTGAAGAGAACGATAAACTTAGATTACAATTTGACTGGCAGATATTAGATTCCAATGGGTTAGATAAAAAATATTTCAAAGATGACTTTTTTAACTTGATTGGTGATATACTTTATGATATAATGGATAAACAACTTGAGGATGGAAACTTACAATATGTCAACAACGCAAACGATTGAGAGAACAACTCTCACCAATTTAATTTATAATGAGGATTATACCAGAAAGGTACTTCCTTTTATAAAAGCAGAATATTTTGCAAATAGAAATGAACGAGTAGTATTTGAAGAAATAGAAAAGTTCTTAGAGAAATATAATTCTCTACCAACAAAAGAAACTCTTACTATTGGAGTTGATAATAGGAAAGATATCAATGATGAAGAGTATAAGAAAGTTGTGGATATCATTAGTACACTTGATAAGACCGAAGTGGACTTACAATGGTTACATGACGAAACCGAAAAGTTCTGCAAGGACAAAGCAATTTATAACGCAGTACTTGATGGAATAAAAATTATTGATGGGAAAGATAAAGATAGAACTCCAGAAGCGATTCCTTCTATTCTTTCAGATGCACTTGCTGTATCATTTGACCTATCAGTAGGACACGACTATGTTGAAGATGGTTTAGATAGGTATGATTTCTATCATAAGAAAGAGATTAAGATACCATTTGACCTAGATTATTTCAACAAGATAACGAAAGGTGGGTTACCACAAAAGACACTAAATATTGCACTTGCTGGAACTGGAGTTGGTAAGTCGTTGTTTATGTGTCATATGGCTGCATCTACACTTATGCAAGGTAAGAATGTTCTGTATATCACATTAGAGATGGCAGAAGAACGTATTGCAGAAAGAATAGATGCAAACTTAATGAACGTAACAATAGATGATTTACATACACTCCCTAAAAAGATGTTTGAAAATTATCTAACACGAATAAACAAAAAGACAAATGGAAAATTAATTGTCAAAGAATATCCAACTGCATCTGCTCATGTTGGAAACTTCAGAAGTTTAATTAAGGAACTCGCACTAAAACGTAGTTTCAAACCAGATATTATTTTTATTGACTATCTTAATATATGTGCATCATCAAGGTTTAGGGGAAATGCAAATGTCGGTTCATACTTTTATATCAAAGCGATTGCAGAAGAACTTAGAGGCCTTGCCGTTGAAACTAATGTTCCGATTATGTCAGCGACACAAACAACTAGAGGGGGGTTTGTCTCAAGCGACATTGGTTTGGAAGATACGTCAGAAAGTTTTGGTTTGCCTGCTACAGCAGACCTTATGTTTGCACTCATATCTACGGAAGAACTTGAAGACTTAAATCAGATATGTGTTAAACAGTTAAAGAATCGTTATAATGACCCTACTATGAATAAAAGATTTATATTAGGTATTGACAGAGCGAAAATGAAACTGTATGATGTAGAACAAGAAGCACAACGAGACTTAGTAGATTCTGGACAAGAAAAAGATGAAGTGGTATTCGACAATACACCATTTGCTGGAAAGACTAGCAAGTATGAAAAATTTTCGGACATTAAGGTCGAGTAGGTATAAAGTAAAATACTATCACGATATAAATGTAAACTCTAAAAAGTGGGAAGTAATAGAACTTCCTTCTAAGAAGATTATTAGGATTTACAATTTTGAGGATGATGCAGAACAACAAGCAGATGTTCTCAATACAACTAAACCATTCGGTGATTTCGGTTTTCCAAGTTTCTTAACGCATAAATAGTAAAAATATATGTAAATGGAGTAATTGGATATGAGATTATCTTTCAATGAATATCTAGATTATCTTGAAGAAGAACTACTTATTGAAGGTTCTACTGAAGCTGCAAAAGAAATGGAATTTGTTTTGGTTGATGCAGCTGGTGGTGACAGTGGAAAAAAACAATATAAAAATTTAGAACCATATGCAATTAAAAGTGGGTTTGACACTTCTTTAGATTTAGGTAAAAAAATAATTCAAGACATAGGTTTATCTGGTAAAGGTGGTTATATGGCACCTACTGGAACTATTACAACTAAGACTTGGAATAATGGTGACCCACAATGGATGGGTGGAAATAAAACCCCTAAAACAGATATTGTCCTTGGAGACAAAAAGGTTTCACTAAAAAAAGGTAGTTCACAACTTATGTCTGGTGGGCCTGCTGAATCCTTATCAACATATAGAGCGGCAGTCGAACAAACAGATAACTTCAATTTGGAAGGTCTTGCTCAAGAAATTGAAGAGGGTATTCAAAATCTTTTACCATCAACTGTAAGTGATTTTATGGGTGGTGCAGATTTGCAAAAAACTGGTGGTGCTGTATATCAAGATACTAAAAGACAAAAGGGTAAAATTGCAGATGTTGAAGCAGGAACTTTTGATAAAAATACTGTTCTTAAAAATGCAGATACCCATAATTTAAAACTAAAAAAACAATTTGCACAATTATTTGTAAACAATATAGAATTTAAAAAGAACTTTGTTTTTGAAGCTATGACAGGCAAAGTAAAGTTTGATGATGGTATTGGAGCTGCAGATTGGTTTCTAGTTGTTGATTTTGACGGTAGTTCTGAATTCCATCAAGTTACGTCTTCACAAGATTCTTATGTCGGTACTATACTCGCAAAAGTAAAACCAGATGTTAAATTTAAATCTACTGCTGTAAAAAAGAAAATAGATGGTAAAGATACTAAAACTGGTTTTTACAGATTTTGGTCTGTGGTTGGATTGGGATATACAGCCGCAGTTAAAAATATGAAAGAAGCATATGAACAGTATGAAAATGGTCAATTACTATATGAAGGTTTTTTTGACAAAGTAAAAAAAATATATAATAAATTTACTTCATTCTTATCTAATTTATTTTCTAAAATAAAAGACTTTGTAACATCATCTGTAAAAAATATGCAAGATTTTCTAGGACTAGAACCAGTAGTAAAATTTAAAAATAAAGTTGCATGGTAATGATTAATTTACTAGAAGGTAAAGAAGGTAAGAACCTACACCTAGAACATATCGAAGATGAGATATTAAACTTTGGTGTGCCTGGGGGTAGAGCTGCAATTAACT